TCAATCATCAGATAGCCTTCTTTGGAACGCTTACTACTCATACCTATTCTATCTCTACAATGGCGCTGCCAGTACCAGCTGCGGGGAAGTTGATTGTAAATGTACCAACGGAAACAGTTTTTGTCGAACCAAAGTTCAAGACCGCGACGGACTTGTTGCCATTAGTACTGTTATAGATTAGCGCGCCATCGGCGCTGAACGTAGCTCCGGTCCAAGAGACGTCCGCAAAATCGATATACGCAGTGGTGGTCGGAGTGCCGGTAGTTGTCGGCGTCTGAGTGACCGTAAGAGTCTGGCCGCCCGCCGTGTATCCGGTTCCAGTAATCTCACCAACCGTAGTGTAAACAGTAGTCGTCGCATCCAGCGAAGCCGTAGCCGCTGAATACAGCGCGATCTTGAACACATCTTGCCCAGTGATATTTCTAATCAAGGCGCTAAAATTATGCTGCGCGCTCAGGACTTCTGCTTTGAATGACGATGTCATGCATTGAGTGATGCTCATGAGACAGGCACTCTATTCTGTCCGCTACGGTATACATCTCTACGATTTTTGCCTTCGCCCAACCCTTTCAGAAGCGCAATACCTTCCTGATACTTCTGCTCATATTGAGCGACCATATCATCTTCGCCCTTCATATAAATGTATGCTTCGCGCAACGTGCCGTAAAGCAGGACGTTCTGCATATTAGACCCAAGCCACGACGTACCAGCTGTAACGATGGAGGCTGGGTAATAGTAATAGGCCAACTGCACCGGATAATTCTGGTCAGGGGTCGGCCCAAGCGTCAAGGTATTCTGATCGAACTGCCCGTAATGAGTAGGTTGTCCGGTCACAGTAGGATCAGGGAACGCCTCGCGCATGTACTCAGCATCTTTGTTGAGTAGAAATGTGCCGACACTGCCGGGATAGACTATCTGCAGAGAAAATGTTCCGAGCCAATCCGCCGGGAGGGTAAGGAACTGGTTATTAACGGTCAATGTACCCGTCGCGGCCTTGCGCAAATCCGGGATCTGCACGGTATTAAATATGCGTTCTTCAGCCGTCTGCACGAATACAGGTATGTACGAGACGAACGAAGACTCAGTGTTCTCCGTATAGTCCTGTACCATCTGCCAAAGATTAGTCGGAGAGTTGACTCCGACAGCATACGTAATGGCCATTAGCGGTTAGTCTTGCCCGGATTAGTCAGAAACTTCCTACCTTTGGTAGCCGCGCCGTACCCACGCATATCAGCGTGTTCTTTCATGCCGGTACCGGCAATCCAGCGTCCCTTGATAAGTACGCCTGCCTTATTAATGTCAGTCTGCGGGTACCCCGCGCCTTCAGCGACCACAATCGGCACTTTCTTATTAGGTGTGTCAGCCATTTCAACCTCTACGATATCGTGACAGTAACGGTCCCAACACTGCCAATGCCAACAAGCGGATTATATACGCCGGGCAGTGCTACGTATCCAACTGGGTTCCAGCCCCAGTAAGTCTGCCGACTACCGACAGCTCCATTATTGCCCGGTGCGTAGTAGCTCGTATCAGGACGCGGGCTTTCTACAGCCTGCGGATCATCTACAGGATACATCCCCAGTTGCAGCTGCGGATGGTCTTGCTCCCAACACTCCGGGCATACCTTAATGTTGACGTTCTTGGTCTTGATGACCAACGTCTTCAATTCGCCGAGTTTATACCGAAATCCGCATCGGTCACACTCAGCTATCGCGTTCTTACCGGAAGTGTATCTGCTACCAGCCATCTGGAGTTACCTCAAGAAAGACTGACGCGGCACCAACCGGAGAGCTGACTTATCTCGGTCTTCTTCTGAAGCAAGCTGCCACTGCTCGTCATACATCTGCTTGAGCATCGGAAGTCGCGCTTCAGCGCCGGGAATCTTCATAGCCAACTGATACGCCAGACCAGCTACCAGAGCAGGCAACATACGGAAGGGTACATCCTGCCCGTTGATCCCATCACCAGCATCCTGCATACGGCGAAGCCGCCAGTAGACGAGAGTGTAAGTAGCGGTATTATCTGGTACGGGCCAGAGAACAAACTGAGGGTACTGGACCACATTAGCCGAATCCGTCGCGCCACTCTGACGGTTTACCCATACTTGAAGTGGGCGACCGTTGGCGTTCTTATTCGGGATCGCGGAGTACACACTACCGGAGATGCGGGTAGCGTTGATATCAACCTGATTCTGCCCAGTCCCAGTCCGTACAACGTGATCCAACAGATCGACCGTATCCACGGGCAGATTATAAGTAGACTGGTTGTAGGTAAGAACCTGCTGGCCCTGCTCTACAGTCCAGAGATTGATGCCGCGATTAGCCCACTCCATAAGCAGAAGGTTAAGACTACGGCGAGCAGTTCGCAGATCATAGCCAGAATGCAGTTCCGCGCCACAGCGTTCAAATGCCTCTTCGACAATGGTATTGAGGTCAAGATTGAAGTCGCTAGTGGCGGCGGTCTTATACGTCGGCATCGCGCCCTCGTTTACTTACCCTGATGCCTATAGGCACGGGTCTTCTGGCTTATCTTCTTGGGCTGGGCCACAAACTGTTTGCCAGCGGCCTTGCCTTTGCGCTTCGCTTTAGTGGTCGCTGCGTACTCAGCGGGAGACAGCGCCTTGATGGCAGCCTCGGGAAGATACCGCTCTCCGGTCTCGCTCGACGGCTTACCAGACTTAGTGCGCCACTTCTGCTGTGTCCACGCTTTGAGCGACTTCTGCGGGGCTTTCAATCTCGATACCCCCCGCCTTTTTCCTTGTATCGCTTAGCTAGCAACTGCGCCTTTCTGGCGCTCCACTGTCCTGCAGCAGTGCCTTGCACTGCGCTACCTTTGATCTGCTCAAAAAGCGCCTTGCGCATGCCGGGCTTGGTGTAGTTACCAGCCTGATTCACCTTGGACTTGACCTTGCCGCCAGCGGCAAAAGCCTTGGGGCGCTTCGATTTAGCGATAGCGCCCATTCCACGTGATGGCAACATTACCGCATCTTGCACTTAGTCTTGCCGTGCGAACAGCAGCCATCCGCCTTCGCAGAGCGATATACCGAGCCGCCTTTTGCCATCTTCATCATCGGCTCGCGCTTCTTCGACATCATGCCGCCTTCCGAATACTTCATCGCCTTCATGTCACCATCTCCTTTGAAACGTCGGCCCTTATCAGCCGTCATGAAATCCTTGCCAACTGAAACGGGGATACCAACCTTCTTAGCAAACTTTGGGTTATTGGCAACCGCCGCCATGAGGCGGTGTTGCGCTGCGCTTTTACTCGGCATCTTTACTGCCCGCACGCCCAAATAGTTTCTGTATGGTGCTAGTCTCGTATATACGAATACCTGTCCATACTATTGTAAACAAAGCCGCTATTTCAGGCAGCATATCCGTCAACGCCCCAACTACCGTCGCAACCGAAAGAGCGTCAACAGTATACTTTACACCATCGACATATTCTGAGCGCATGTTAGCAATTCCACGCACGCAAAGATTTATTAATACGGCTATTTGGATCTTTAGCTGTCTTGGCGGACGTGAGTTTCTTCTTCATGCCTTCCATGCGAGGGCAGAAGGACTTGCGCCGCTTTGCATCTTTTTCGGTCTTAGGGTTGGGTGCAGGAGCCTTTAGGCCCGGCTTGCCGGGATTGGCTTTGTTATAAGAGGCGCGGCCTTTTGCATTCAGGCCGCCCTTCGGGTTCTTTCCTTCGCTACGTTGCCATACCGGCGTCTTAGCCATTTTATGCCTGCGCCTCTTTCCAGTTGATACGGGCAAGAATAGTCGATGCAGTAGCAGATAGGGGTGTTGCCACCACATACAGGATATCTGGGCCGTCAGGGTAAAACCCTGCTTGCGTGGTAGGCAGTGTGTTAGTCGTGCCGCCGCCAAGAATAGAATTACCGAGGTCGCGAACACTCGCAAGACTGGAGGTCGTAACTCCAGTGGGGTTGGTATAGAAAGCATATACCGACTCGCCGCCCGTTACCGTGATAGCCGCTGTATTCAACGCGATCTGTGCCAACGATGAAGTAACACCGTTAGCTTGCTGAATTGGGGCCACAAAGCCCGCCGAAAAACCCGCGCCGCTCGCAAATCCGTTCAGTACGAGGTTAATTAGATAGCCGGTGCCAGTTGTATACAAGCCCAGCGAGTCCAGTGTGAGCTGCATACGGTTAATAATTTCTTTGTTACCCAACAACCCAGTAGTGCCGTTATCTACCGCTGGCGCGATACGAATAGCCATAAGAGTGATCGGCGACGTAGAAGACGTACTAACCGCCGTAGTCATACCGTAGTTGAACACGAGCGATTTATCATCGTCAAACCGACCATCCATAATCACCGATGAACCCCAATGCGCAAGGGGCGCTGTAGTATCCGGCGACACGAATTCAACTTGGGTCGGTGCAGTAGCGGAGTACGTAAACGTCTGCGCTGCAGCTTGTCCTCCAGTCTGCGCTCTTCCTGAAATAACGAGCGTAGAACCAGTCTTAGAGGAATAGTTAATATACTCAATGACGCCGTTAGCGCCGGGGGCAGTTATTTTTATAGTGCCAGATGGCGCAAAAGTGGCGGTACTGTCTACGCGAATTGCCGTCCCGACACCGCTAGTATTCAGAAGAGTAGCCGTCAAAAAAGTCTTAGGCGACGTACCATTAGACTCATAATGCGCCGCCATGTTTCCGGAGCGCATATATGCTTCAAATTGGAGGTTATTATTAGTTTGCTGGTATACGTACGTAATTTGACCGTTCGTAGTACGAAGGCCCCATCGAGCAAAACCCGCTCCATACCAAGAATACTCGATATAGAACATTTGCATTCTGGTCAGGTCAAGCCGATAACCAGACGGGCCAGTACCATCCAATCTATCGAGCCACTGCGACTGAGGAACACGGGTATCTACGGTTTTAGATATAAGGCAACCGCCTTGTGTCAAAGTAGTACCGCGATATTCCGGCGTAATGAGCATAGACGTATCATTACTAATCGACTGGACGCGATAACTCTGCCCACGTATTACAACCCAATCACCGGGTTTTAGTTGACTACTAAACTGGGTGCCCGTACCTGTTACGGTACTAGATCCATTAGTGACAGTAGATGTGCCACTTATCTGGACAACGCTATTTCGCCATACCGCATATAAATCTTGACCATCGTATTCAAAGAACAGACCGTTTTGGAGGTCAAACATGCCTATTCTGTTAGAAGACCCATACCAAGTATTTGGAGTGACGCGAATAGGGAATCCGGTTGCGGTAACACCACCGGCGGTTGAATTCATCGTATAAGTAAAAGTGGTCGGGGTAGGGGTAGTTACAACAGTATAAGTTCCGTTGTACTGACCCGGATCACAACCTTGCACAATTACAGTAGCGCCTACGCCCATATTATGAGCGAACCGCGTAGTAACCGTCGCTGTAGTACCTACTGAAGTAATCGACGTTACAAACAGTGTAGGTTTAAGAGACGTACCGGTTGAGAATTGTAGCCCCTTACCAGATTGATACCTGAAATACCGTCTAGATTGCCGGATAGTCTGTTGGTTTGGAGCAATAGCGCCCGCTGCAAAAGCTACACCGCCGTCAAATGAACGCGATTCTACAAATCCGGCTGGACGAGCGTACAAAGTAAGATTGTTCGCTACGTTACTAAGAGTACCAAACGGAGCTACAGACGTAGTGTACGTCAGGGTACTCGCAGTCGGAACAGTGGCAACCACCCACGCGCCATTGCCGGTATTCGCAGGTGCAGTAGAGGTCAACGTAATTGCCACAGGCGCGCCGATAGTGCCGACCGTCTGAGAGTTGTTGACTGTATAGTTGGTGCCAGTCACAGCTACGCCAGTAGCGTTAGTAGCCGCTGCGCTCAGAGTAAATGTAGGATCTGCACCAGAAGCAATGTACGTGCCGGGGGTAATACCACTACCGGCCAACTGCATACCAACGGACGGGACCGTACCAGCGGTGCGCGTAAGAGTCGTACCGCCAGTAATATCTGCGGTGAAACTTACGTTATTAACAGCGGAAAGAGTAGTGTTGGCGCTAACGCCCGCACCGGTAACAGAATACCCAGTGCGAAGCGCAAGGCCCGCGCCCGGCTGTGCGTTGAAACTGAGGGTCGTGCCGCTAATCCAGCCGTTAACGGCATTGGCTGCTGTAGAGGTAATACCGCGAACGTAGATATATGAATTAGCATCAAGTCCGTGCGCCGACGAAGTAGTGACGCTAACCGTCGTGCCCGCATTGGTGAAGGCGTTGGTAACGCCGAGCGGAATACCGCATGCGGAGTAAAAATACCCCGGATATACGAACGTCAAAGCAGCATTGAGTTGGTTACCGGATGCTACGTTACCTACGGCGGTATAAGTAACACTTACGTTTGTACTAAGTGCTTCTACGTAGTACCAGCCGTTGGCGTTATTATCCAGACTGTTTTGCACAAAGATAGGAGAGCCAATAGCAAAGTTAGCCGTGCTGGTCATAGCGACTACAACGGTGCGGGTACCGTTACCGGTAACCGCCGTAACCGGCGCGGCCTGTTGGGGCAGGTAATACATACTCTGCCGATTATTCTGCAGAGAAATGGACTCCCACTTCGT